TCGTATTACTACGTCGGTAGAAAATAATCTCCTTAATCTTGTAAATACACTTTTATCCGCCATTTAATATATAATTATTGTTTATAAATATGGTTATAATAACCAACTAATATCTTCTTTGCCACCCTTGTCATTATTTATACTGTATGGGTTTTTTACTTGTTGATTGTAACCACTACCATAACCCCCTTGATAAGGTGTTCTATTAACTGTCATATTACTTAATGACTGTTTTGTTAAATCAATTCCTCTTTGTTTAAATTTTAATGCTGTATCTCTAACATACATTCCCATTCCAAAAGCCATTACTAAATCATCATTATACCCAGTTTGTGCTTCTGCTCTTCCATTTTTCCAAATAAAAACTTTCATTTCTTCAATTAACCTTCTAGATTGAATTGTCACTCCTTTATCACTAATGTATTCTTGAAACTTACCTATAATCATAGGTCTTGTTTTAGATGACATAGTAAAACCTGCTACTTTTTTGGAATTATCTCCATATTGGTCAAAATACGAATTAGCATTGGCTTCTCCACTCTTTTGTGAATAGTAAAGGTTAGAATAATTTCTATCTATGGCTACCTGTATTGTAGCCCAACCTATATTGGCATTTTCTATTACAAGTAAAGCTTCATTATATTCTGTAGCTAAACCTACTAATAAATGACCAAATTCTTTTGTACCTATTTGCCCTTTATACTCTGCTACTTGAACGTTGGTTTCAATATCCATCACATGACAAGTAGAAAAATCTTTTCCATCACCTCGAGCCACATCTGCTAAAACCATATACGATCTAGAATAATCAGCATTTTCCCATACCCACAAATTTTGATCTGCTCCTCTACGTTCTAAAGGATCTTTTATGTATGATTTTTCGTAAAATTCTAAATGTTCATTATAAAATACTATATCACCAGATGTACTAAAATCACAATCACATTCTTGTGCTGCTAGTCTAGGGTCACCTAATAAAGCATCTTGAGCATCTCTCCATTTTTGGTCTCTTTCAGGGTGTACAAACCAAGGCAATTTTATTGGTAAGAAATCATTTTCTCCTGCTTCGGCTCTAACCCAAGTTTGATGAAACCAATTACCTGTACCATAAGGTGTAGATAATACTATAGCTCCACCACCCGTTGCTAAAGTTTGTTGTGCAGAAGCCCATGTTTCAGCAATATTATCAATGAAGGCTGCCTCATCAATTACCAGTAAAGATACTGCTTCTGATCTTGCTGCATCTGCATTAGAAGATTTTGCTTGAATTTTTGAACCATTTGCTAATCGAAGGGATAATTTATTATTTTCAGCTGAATCCACTTTAAGCCATGAAGGTAAATTTTCCCACATGAATTGTACTTTAGTTACTAGATTTCGAGCAGTTGCCTGTGTTGTTGCTAGGGCAAGTATATTTTTGTCTTTATGGAAAGTCATTAACCATAAGGAAAACCCAGATACTAAAGTAGATATACCTAATTGTCTAGATTTTAATATTGCGCTATAATCATTATTTTGAAATAACGTTAATACCTTTTCTTGAAAAGGATACAGGTTAAACTGTATACGCCCACGTTGTGGATGTTGTATATAACAGTATTTACGCATAAAATGTACTGGGTCTGTAGCACATTTTAGATATTCTTGACGTATTACTTTTTTTATATCAGCCATATAACTAATTAATTAATAGAACTGTTCCTATTATTGCTATTATTCCTATACCACTTACAAACTTAGTTTTAAATTTTTGTTTTTTTAAATCTAATTGTAATTTTTCTGTTAATTCCCTGGATATTTCTAGTTGATTAGATTTTTGGAATAATATGGAATTAAAGTTATTAATTTGTAAATCTAAATTAGATATAATACTATCTTTTAATATACCTTTTTGGTTTAAAATATTGATTTTATCACTTAAAAGTATTATTTCTTGTTTATTACCATCCCCTTTAATAAGATCTTTAATTACTAATCGGGCTATTGGTTTTTTTAATCGAATCGTTGTACTGTCTGTAACGGTCTGTGAAGAACTTTTCAAGCTCGTTAACATTAAAAGAGTCAACAGCATCCATTTTAGTATTAATTTCATATTTTAATGATTTTATTCTATTATCTTTTAAACCCAATTCTAAATCTAATTCTTTTACTTGAATTTGTAGAGTATCAACTTTATAAGTTAATTCATGGTTTATATTATGTAATGAATCTATTTTTTGTTCTAATTTCTTTATCTCAAAATTATATTGTTCCACATAACTTTCATCTTCAGAGAAGAATAAGTAGGAAATAAAAACACTAGATAATAATAATAAAGCTATATATAAAAATCTTTCTTTAGACGACATTTTTTTCTAATTTAGCAACCATTGCTTCCAATTCTTTTTTAATTGGAGTTTTTTTCTTTAATTTATCTTTTATTTTTTCTTTTTCTACTCCATCTGCTTTACTGTATTCACGTGCTAATGATTTCATTTCAGCAGTTATTGATTTTAAAGATTTAAGTGCTATATCTAATTTTTTATGTTTACCCCTAGCTCCTTTAGCTTGTTTAATTGCTTTAGCATCTAAGTCATCATCTTCATCTTCTTTTATATCGTAAGGGTTTTTATGGGGGTTTACAACAGCATCATATGCTTTACCAATATCACCACCATATAAGTTATCAGTGATTTTTTTACCTAACATTCCTAATTGGTCTTGATTTAGGGTATGTTCTTTTCCAAATCCTTCTAAATAAAATTGACCTATATCTTCATAGTCATAAGTAAAATCTTCACCTCTTGGTGTTGCATTTTCATTTAAACGAAGTGATTCTGCGCTATCAGTTATAGCTTGAACAAATCCTCTTGTATAATACTTAGTATCGAGTCTATTATTTAATTGGGATTTATTAAAATGCTTATCAAAGGCATATTCACCATCGTCATATCCTATGTCTTGTAAATCGTCTAAACCTATATTAGCTTCTTCTAAACCTAAATCCTTACTTAGTTTAGCTGTTTTTTCAAGTTCTTTATTTAATTCCTTTTGGTTATTAACATCTTCAGGAGATGCTTCAGAAAGTGATGTTACTATTTCCCCTTTTATAAACTCTTTTAATTCAGATCTTTTCATTAGATTTAATATTATTGTTAGATTTTATTATAAATATGTTAAAGATTAGTAATATTCAATATTTGTTGAATTCGTTCCTCTGTAGATCCGGATATTTTTTCTATTTTGCCTGCTTTATGGCCGTGTCTTTTAATAAGTGTAGTAATTGTAAAATCAATTAAATCTCTATAATGTTCATCTGTCTCACGTATACCATTATCTTCAATTTCTATCCCATGAGGAGATATATAAAAAATGTAATCATATTCTCTGATAAATTCACTAGCATATGTTTCAAATGCTTCTTTATCTTGGTAGGGTATTGACTTAGCATTCATTGTAAATGCCATAACATCAAATACTGTCCTATCTGTAATAATGTTGTCCTGTATTAATTCCCCACAACGTTCAGCTAAAAATACTGTTTGTCCTTTTAATGTTGAATCAGTATTTAAAGGAATACCTAATGACATTAAATGTTGGCTACGTTCAGTAGCAAAATTATAATCTTTAAATTGCTTTGTTTCTTTTAAAGCATTAACCAGTGTTGTTTTACCTACACTCATTGTACCGCATAAACCTATTTTCATATATTTTAGTTTCTATGATTTTGTCCTTTTGCTGCAGGTTTTTTATACCAAGGCAAACCAGATTGTTGTGAAATTGCTTCTTTCCAATCATCTTTTGACATTGGAATACCATACAAATAATATTCTCCTTTTCTACTAATTCCTTCTGGAATTAAAGCTGGTCCTTCCCAATTATGTAGTTTACCATCCCATATATAGGCAACTGTACCATCTGCTTTTTTTAATTTTTGGCTTTTAGGCCAATCTGTTGATTGTTTTTTCATGTTATTAATATACGTAAAATTTATATATACTCCTAATTATTTAATATATGTTCGGCAACATATGTCCCTTGTGCACCACTTACCGTTATACCTCTAGCTGATAAAGCATCGCCTACAAAATGTACGTTAGGATACTTAGTTAGTGCTAGGTTGGTGTAATCGACAAGTGGCTCAGGTGATAGATATTTTACTTCAGGTATATAAATACCCCAATCATCTTCTAATGTTGGAAATACTTTTTTCATGTCATTAATAAAATCTGAAATATATTCAAAATATCCTTGAAAATGTTCAGATACGGTTTGTAGCCCCATCCAATCTATTTGATGTGTACTTACATCTACACCTTCTGATGTTGTTGATGGTTTACGAGAAGGACTATAATATAACCCTGTTCCATAAGCATTTACTTTAGATACTAACTCTCTTGACCAATCAAAGGGTTTATCAATACCTTGTACTTCCATTAATATGCCAAAATTGGTCATATCATTTCGGAATGCTTCATCTTTTTTAGCGTGTCCGTTGTACGAATGATCACCATATGTTTCTTCTACTGCTACATATGCTGCATTGTTGTTTGTACAAAATGAACGTAATGATACTCCTTTATCTTCAAATTTTCTATATAATTTGAAATCATAAGATACGTCAATTAATTTTTGGAAGTGTTTTTGTGGTGCTTCAAATCTAACACCTATTTGTACTGGTTTAGGTTCAGTTGGTAAATCATATTCTTCTGCTAGTTGCTTACCAAAGTCAATACCTGATTTACCTACACCAAAAATAAGTTTATCATATGAAATAGGCCAATTTTTTGGATCTAAAAAAGATTCTTCTTCACCAATAAATAATTCATTATTATCAAAATCAATAGATGTTACTTTGGTTTCCCAAATAAATTCAACACCACCTTGGACTAAAAAATCATACCAATTTTTACCTATCTCATGTAAGTAATCTGTACCAACGTGCCATACTGGAAATAATCTTAATCCAAAATATGGTTTA